ACCATGGCCGCCATTAGTGATTCACCTGCTTCCATTTTGCCACCAGGCAGGCCCCAAGAGTCGGGATGCTTGGAATCATCTCGCATGAGGTAAAGATAGCGTTTGGTAGCCTGACTGTAAAACCATACACCTACAGCATTGACCGGAGTGGTTAGATGATTAGATCCCATTGGCCACCTGGATAGAGACCCTGGTATGATTTGACCCACATTGTGCCGGTCCACCTGTACTGTATTTCGGTTGTGATATTTGTAACATATTGTGTATTTACAGGACTTGACGCAGCACTAAAAGAAACCAGCCACCGTTGACCATCGTATTCAATGATGTCATTGGCCACAGCTATCAACGGTTCGCCATCAACACCAGCCCAGGCTTGAGCATAGCCATCTTCGCTGCCTGTGGATTCAGTCAACAAATAGCGTTGTCCTGCGGCCGCTGGCGCAAGACCAGCGTCAGGACCACTGGCCAAGGGATTGATAACAGCACTGACTGGACCCAAGGTGTTGGGTGGTATGGTATCGATATCAACAGTAAACAATAAAAATCTATCATCAGTGGGATCAAATGCCACGGTACCAATCACTTGTGACTCGTCTTCCTGTGTCAAGGCCACCATACTGATACCCGGGCGCAAGGTACCATACATATTGACCACCGGCGTCCATAATAAATTGCTACTGGCCACAGGATCTGGCGCCGGCAAATCATAATTGGGCACATCAACCACGGCTGATTGTGTTAAAATTTGCAATTTGTTATCAATCAAAACAACTTGGTAACCAAATGGAGTAATCTTTTGTCTTGTACCCAGCAACAAATCACTGTTGGTAATGGCATTGATCATGTCACCCTTGCCATCAAACATACTGGCAATAATTTTTTCGACCACGCCCAATTTTTTAACCTTGGCCGGCAAGCTCAACCAGATAGGCAAGGTGAATTTAAGTGTACTGATACTGATTGGATCTTCTGTGCCCAGGGGAATAGTACGACTGTCCCAACCGGTGCTGACCAATTCGACCATGCTCAAACTGGTCCAGTCTAAAAAGTTATCTGTGCTTTGAATTTCCAAGCTGGGATTAAACATGGGCAAAATTTGCTCTAACAACTGCATTTTTTGATTGGTATTGCTGGTCCAGATATCCAGGTTAATACTCAACTTGTAAGGAGCCGGCATATAACGATCGATGTTAAACGCATTGCCCTGCGTAGTTTCGTACGTGCCGGTGGTTTCGTCATAGGTACGTTGTCTAACACTGATTGTGTTTACAAATGTGGGATTCTGCATGCGAGGGCGATCAAAGTCCAGGCCTGTGATGTAAAAGCTCATCATTGGAGTAGCTGGCATATTGTTGGCACTATTTTCTTGTATGATAGTTTGCGCTTGCCTACTGGCATCACCATATCTAACAGGCACACGATACAGCGTGTCACCACCTTGTCCAGATTCGTTACGGCCGTATTCAACGCTGAATCCTGAAAACATACGAGTAAACTGTATTAGGTAACGACGTATTTGACTGTCGTAAAAGAAGGCCTGACTCATTATAGTACCCCTGGTGGTCTTGGATTAGGTGTTTTGTTGCCGCCATCATTGCCGTTGTCAGCCAAAGGCTTGAGCAACTCGCTCGGGCTCTGACGGCTTGGAATAGCTCCCTGGTCAGATGTGTTGACTGTGTACGGATTATTGACAAAACTACTGCGCTGTGTGGTATTAGGGTAACCCCAATCCAGCGGAGTACGAACATTGTCTTCAATTTTGATCCAACCAATGCCGTTGTAACGGAATAAACGATTAGGGAAATAATCTAAACGCAATGAATAATCTCCTACTGTAGGATTATTTGGAAACGCAACTCCAGGAGTGACCGGCAGGCCGTTGGGAGCCATGTCTGTGCCAGTCAGGTAACCCAAGGTGTAGCCAAATCCAGTTGGTGACGTGCCGTCTCCGCCCTGTGTTCCATCCACTGTGACTTTGCCATCGCTGACATTTAATCCCACTCCAGCAGGTTGTCCTTCAATGTTGGTAGGCAAAATGTAAAATTTTACATTGTCATATCCGCTCAAAGGAACATCCACATTGGCCTGGACAACAATGGCATCATTGATGGCAAGATCTTTGTTCTTGGTAGATGAAGTATCTGAGACCTTGTTGGGTTCAGTGATCAAGGTCCAGTAATTGGGATCAAGAATAGGAGTGCCGGGTGGAACAGGCTGTTTGGCCTGATAGTAAGTGCCACCGTTGTTGACAATGTCGCCTTGAGGATAAAGATTACCAGGATCCCAGATATTTTCTGGCATAAACGGAGCATCGGTAATTTGCTTGTACTCTTGAGCATTGACCATGGGCGTGGCTTTGACACGCCACAAGTGAGGCAGCCAAGTTTGACTGAAACCCTCGGCAGCAAAGGCCGCATCTTGGATCACATAATATTTAGGCAGGGCCCGAGGAATATTGCTATTCAGCGGATTGTAATCTTTTAAGTTGGGCAATTCTAACACATCGCCCGACATTAATTTACGACCAAATGTGTCAATCATATTGTTGTAATGAAATGTGATAAACAAGGTGTCATTGTTTAAAAACAAACCAAATTGTGTCAAATCAAAATCAATATCTTGCTGACTGTAAACGCCACGCAACTGATAGATGTCAGGATCGTAAGCTCTATCGCGATTTTCTAACAATAAGAGGTCTTCAATGAACAGGGGATTTTCTTGATTGTAAACAGGTAGTGTGGCATCAGCATTACCCGGATTAGGAGTAGTATCCACCACAGGACCAAGATACTTGTGCACGTACAAGTCAAGACCGCCTACGGTGTACATTTCGTAGATAGTTTTGTCTAAAAATTGATAGTCGTTGGTTCTGTTGGGGCGGTAGAGCGATAAACGTGGCATAGTAGTGTATTTAGCTACCTAAAGGTTGACAATAAAATCCGTTTACCGTATAATTAGTGTTATGGATGAGATATTACAGCGTATAAACACCGTGGAAGCACAGATAGCCACGGTAAAAAGCAAGGTAGCCTACCGCGACCTACGCAAAATGCTGGCTGGTGTTGATCGGGTAGTAACAGAAATCAGCAAGGAAGCGGTAGAATGCCGCCGGACCAAAAAAACAACCATCAAGTACAAAGAGCTGGAACAACAGGCCCAAGACCTACTAACCAATTTAGAGCAAATGGTTACCTTTGCCGCCTTAATAGGTTGACAACTAACTACATTTAACATATACTACACGCTATGGCAACTAAAAAAGAAAACACAATCAAACGACTAAACCCCAAGGGTGCTGAAACCAAGTATGTGGGCGTTGAGCCCGAATGGCATATCCAACCTGACGATACCAATCGTTTATCGAGTCTGGCCAATGCGTTCCAGTGGTACAACTATCATTACGGCAAAAAAGAAGCCAAAGAAATGATTTGTCACTACTTGGATCATAACAGCCGTGCCAAAGATGCCAAAACCATGCGTGGCATTCCCGACAGCCAAATTCGTGTTACTCCTGCTTGGGTGTGTCGTATGACCCTGCTGGGGTTAGTACTCAACGAACATGAGCAGTGCATCATCGACGAACAAATTAGTGCCATGCTCCGAGTCAAGCAAGAAAAGAAACGGGCACAATCAGAAGTAGACGCCGATGCCGCGGTAGCAAAATTAACTATTCAAGACCATCTGCGTGAAAAAGCATCAGAGTGTGCTGGCGAACTTGAAGGTATGTTTGACGATTTTATTACAGCCGGTGCCAAGATGAGTGCTGACTTCAAACCTATTGCCTTAATTCGCGGTATGAATATTAGCCCGCAGATGATTCCCAACATCACTCGAGTTTGGGACCTACGCCTGGCTGAATTTACGGAAGTGCTTGAAGGTAAGGATGCTGACTTGGTTGAAGGCTACAGTCACCTGAGCAAAGCACAGTTAAAACAATGCGTAAAATTCTGCGAAACTGTCATAGCTGATTGCGGATCTTACATCAGCATTAAAAAGACTGAGCGCAAGCCCAGAGCCAAGAAAGCAGTAAGCCCAGAAAAACAATCTGCTAAATTTAAATATCTCAGAGAATTTGCTGACCTAGGACTCAAGTCACAGTCAGCCGCAAGTTTAGTCAATGCCAGCGAAGCATGGTTGTACGACACCGCCAAGCGCAAACTTATCCACGTGGTAGCAGACACGCACCTGGGCACATTTACTGTCAAGGGTTCTGCTGTGATTGCGTTTGATGCCGCACAAACAGTGCAAAAGACCTTGAGAAAACCAGCAGAACAGCTGAAAACTATTACAGCCGTAGGAAAACCAGCGGCTCGCAAAGCGTTTGAAGCGATCAAAGGCACTGAAGTAAAATGGAACGGCCGCGGCAACGAAAATTTGGTTATTCTAAAGGCTTGGTAAAAGTGCTAAATATAAGCATGGAACAAAAAATAAACGAATACAAACAATTACCAGT